ACTCCGCGCCCCGGTCCTCCGGGGCTTTTTATTTAGTGGTCTAATTAAGGGTTTACAGAGAAAGCTTCTAACCCCTTGATTTACCTGTTAAAATACGATTTATTAAATAATTGAATAAAAAAACAAAAAAAAACAAAAAAATACTTGACAAACTATTCGCCGTGCTGTATATTATAATCAAGTAAATCAAACAGGAGGTACTTAAAATGATTACATGGGCAAAAGAAATTATCGACGAACTTAGGCAAAGGGGTATCGCGGATAGTTGCAATGCAACCATTAATTTTATCAAGGCTTATGACCGTGTTGACGACGATGAGATGGCAGCTTTGGATAATTTTGAGGCTATGGCCGATGAGTCGCATGACACCTATGAGTTTTACCCGCAAGGCAATTATTATTATTTTTATATCTTTGCCGATGGATCGGTTTATTACGATGGCAAAGAGGGTATTGATTGTTTTTACCCTTCCATGTCGGATTTGGCCGACGAAGATGATGACTTTAAAAACTGGACGGAGAAAAAAGAAAATGCCTAAAAAAGATAAATTGGTCCCCATCATCATCCGCAACGTCCCAGAGTCCGTGCGCCGCGTAATAAAGAATGCGCTTAGTAAAATAGACGATGCTATATCTCTGGCCATACTGCTCCGGGATATGCGCAAGAAGGAAATCAAAAGTGCTATTGTGTAACACCTCCGACGTCGCGTCTGCACTCGGCATATCCATACGCCGGGTGCAGGCCCTCATAACATCCGGTCGCTTGCCCGCAACCAAAGTGGGCAGGGATTGGATTGTCAAAAAATCCGATCTCAAATTTGTCAAAAATCGTCCTCCTGGGCGCCCCAAAAAAAGGGGTTAACGTTCAAACATAAATCTGCAATCAAAAATCCTTGTCAACGATTATTCTCGCCCTTTTTTAACCAGATCATCATTTTTCCCAAAAACCCCATGTTATAGTGTGTGATATTTTTTCAACCACTATACATGGGGTTTTTTTATGGCCGGAATTACACTCGCCCAGGCAGAAACACAACTTGATTTATGGATAACGGCAGATGCGGCGGTTGCCGCCGGGCAAGCTTACTCTATCGGCGGCCGTTCTCTAACCAGGGCAAACGCCAAAGAAATCAGAGAAAACATCGTGTTTTGGGACAACCAGGTTAAAAGACTCACAAATAGCGGCATAACAGTCAGAGGGGTTACACCCGTAGGGTAGGAATGAAAGAGGTCATCCGCAAAAACGAACTGGATTTAAAACAAAATCTCATAGACAAAACCGTTTCCTTTTTTTCTCCGGTACGGGGCGCAAGAAGGATGAAGGCCCGCATGGTTATGGCCCTGGCCGGAGCCTACAAGGGCGCCTCAAAAAGCAGACGACCTCTCGCCGAATGGAACGTCAGCGCGGGCGATGCCGACACCGATATTATAGCGGAACTTCCCGATCTGCGAGAAAGATCCAGGGACTTAATCCGAAACAATCCTCTTGCAGCCGGTGCAATCAACACAAAGGTCACGAGTATTGTGGGTACCGGTCTTGTCTTGCGCTCCAGGATCGACAGAAACATCCTGGGCATGAGCGAAGATGAAGCGGATGCGTGGGAAAAGAAAACGGAAGCGGAATGGCGTCTTTGGGCGGATTCAACCGATTGCGATGTGGCCGGAATATTGAATTTTGCAGGGATTCAGGATCTCAACCTTAGATCAACCCTTGAAAACGGGGATGTTTTTGTTCTTACACCTGTAAGAAAGAAAAAGGATCGTCCATACCGGCTGCAATTACAAACGATCGAGGCAGATTGCGTTTGCAACAAAAACAATATCGGTGATACCGATACCCTGTCAGGCGGCATACAAAAAGATGAGTTTGGAGCACCCACCGAATACAATATCCTGGAAGGCCATCCCGGAAACATCTATGCCAAAAACAACAAATGGAAAGAAATAAAGGCATACGGACCTAAAACAGGCCGCAAAAACGTTATACACCTGTTTCATAAAAAACGGGTAGGCCAGACAAGGGGCGTGCCCGATCTGGCGCCGGTCATCGAGGAACTAAAACAGCTCGGCAGATATACGGACGCCGAGCTGGCCGCCACGGTTATCGGCTCATTTTTTACCGTCTTCATTAAATCCGAATACACAGGCGGTATGGGTATAATGGAGCCCCAAACGGAAGTAGGCGGGAAAGCAAGCGACAAAGACTACAAAATGGGAGCCGGCGCAATACTGGATCTTGCACAGGGAGAGGACATCTCCATAGCAAATCCAGGACGCCCGAACGAATCGTTCGATCCCTTTGTGCTCGCCATGTGCAGGCAAATAGGGACGGCCCTGGAACTTCCCTTTGAAATTCTTGTTAAACATTTTACAGCGTCTTACTCGGCAGCCAGAGCGGCCATGCTGGAGGCATGGCGTTTTTTTATGGGCCGCCGCAAATGGCTGGCAGACATGCTTTGCCGACCGGTGTATGAACTTTGGATGGCAGAGGGTGTGGCAAGCGGTCGCATTGCAGCACCGGGCTTTTTAAACGGAGATCCGCTTATCCGGGCGGCATATCTTGGATCGGAGTGGACCGGTCCGGCCAGGGGTCAGATAGACGAGAAAAAAGAAGTCGACGCCGCAGAAAAACGGGTGGACATGGGACTGACAACCCTCAGCGAAGAAACAGCGGCCCTGACAGGCGGGGATTGGAGTCTTAAACATCCGCAGCGAGCAAAAGAGGTGCAGAAACGGCGGGAAGCCGGTCTTGAACCATCATTGGAGGAAATGAACAATGGGACAAACAAAACAGTGGTACCGGATACGGGCAACGAAAAATAAAACAGCCCAGATTCTGATTTATGAGCATATCGGCCAGAATATGCGGGGCGAAGGTGTCAGCGCAAAACGGTTTGTCGAGGATCTCCGGGCCCTCGATGTTGACAGTATAGAACTTCATATCAACAGCCCCGGCGGCAATGTGTTTGACGGCAATGCTATTTACAACTCGCTAAAAGCCCACAAGGCCAAAATTGACGTAAAGATAGACGGCATAGCAGCAAGTATCGCTTCCGTTATCGCGATGTCGGGTAACACCGTTGAAATGCCTGAAAACGCAATGCTGATGATCCACAATCCTTCAGGCATGGTGATCGGTACCGCAGAAGATATGTCAAAAATGGCCGACAATCTTGAAAAAGTAAAAATCGGGCTTGTGGCGGCATATCATGACAAATCTCAACTGGACAACGACCAAATATCGGAAATGATGACGGACGAAACATGGATAACCGCAAGCGAAGCCCTGAAATACGGCCTTGCGGATGAAATAACCGAAAGAGTTAACATACAGGCAAATTTTGAAGATTTGTTGCAGTATAAAAATGTTCCGGAAAATTTCTTAAACGGAATTACCGGAAAAATTAAAAAACAGGAGGTAAATCTTATGCCGAAACAAATTGTAATAGCGGAAATCACGCTCGATCTCATCCGAGCCGAGCATCCGACAATCGTAACCGACCTGATTGACGAGGGCAAAAAAACCGGCGCAAAGGAAGGGGCGGAGAGTGAGCGTAACAGGATCAAGGCTGTTCAAGACCAGCTCATTCCCGGCCACGAAAAGCTGATTAACGGCCTCATGTGGGATGGCAAAACCACCGGAGAACAGGCCGCGGTGCAAGTGTTAGCAGCTGAAAAAGCGACCAGGGTAAAAGCGCTTGCCGACAATCAGGCGGATGCTCCGGCTGCCGTGGCGCAAGCTGCTGCCGACGATCCGGAGGTAACAGATCCAAACCTGCCGATAGAGGACAAGTGCAAGGCAAAATGGGTTAAGAACAAAGCCCTGCAGGATGAATTTGACGGGGATTTTGATTCGTTCCTTGCATACGCAAAAGCAGCGGACGATGGAAAAGTTAAAATCATAGCCAAAAAATAACAGAAGGTTCAAAGTTCAAAGGTTCAAGGTTCAAAAGTTAAAACCCTGAACCCAGAACCCTGAACCCAAAATAACAGGAGGAAAATCCTATGACTACATTAGCAGCAGATACCCCAAGAACATATGAGCTTGGGGAACGAAACGAATTTCCGGTAATAGCGGACGACATTGTTTATGAAGGGGCCGCTATTGGCATTGTGATCGCATCCGGCCATGCAAGACCGCTTACTTCCGTTGATAAGTTTGGCGGTTTTGCGGAAAAAAAGGCGGACAATTCAGACGGGGCCGCAGCGGCCATCAATGTTCGGACCATTAAGAGCGGTTCCGTTAGTCTTTCGGTGACAGGCGCGGTGATTACGGATGTGAATCAACCGGTTTATGCCACGGATGACAACACTTTCACGTTTTTAAAGGCTTCCGGTGTTTTTATCGGCTTTATGCGAAGGTATGTTTCATCCGGGGTTGCTATCGTTGAATTTAACGCCGGAGTCCTGGTTGATCCGCATGACGGCCTTACGGCTGAAACCCTTTCCGCCAACAAAACCCTGGACGCGCAGGACACCGGGAAGTTGTTTCAGGTGGACACGGATGCCTTTGTCATTACACTTCCGGCAGTTGCGAAGATGGGTTTTAGAATTGTCAACGGTGCGGCCTATGGGGTTGCAATCATAACTATCAGTCCGAATGCCAATGATAACATTCAGGGAACCGATTTGACGGCAGTTGACGACAAGGATCTTATCAACACAAAGGCAACCGCAAATCGTGGGGATCTGGTTGATCTGGAATATGGCGATGCTACGGGCTGGACTGTTACCCGGACAGTTGGAACTTGGGCGAAAGAATAACATAAAAAGGTTCAAAGTTCAAAAGTTCAAAGGTTCAAAGGTTGAAACCTTGAACCCTGAACCCGGAACCTTGAACCCAAAAAAAAGGAGACATAAAAATGGGAATCGAAAAATTAACGGAAAGACAGATCATCGGGATATTCTACAAGACGCTTGCGCAGGATCTTGGAGCGTCCTGGGTTAGCGCTCTTTCAAACTATTTCACATCAGACCAGGCGTCGGAAGAATATGCCTGGCTGGGCATGGCCCCGGTATTGAGAGAGTGGGTCGGCGGAAGAAACGCCAAGGGCTTCAGGGAAAGCAGCCAGATCATTACAAATACGCATTATGAAGCTACCCTGGAAATCCTTCTAAGGGATCTCAGACGCGATAAATCGGGGCAGGCCCGTGTCAGGATCGCGGAGCTTGCAAGACGCACAAACGCCCACTGGGCCAGTCTGCTTTCAACCATCATCGCGGCCGGAGAGTCAACGGTTTGTTATGACGGTCAGTATTTCTTTGATACTGATCACGAAGAGGGCGACAGCGGGTCACAGGACAACGATATCACGGTCGATATTTCGGCCATGCCCTGTGAGGTAACCGGATCCACGACCGCGCCAAGTGTTGAAGAAATGCAGTGGGCAATCGTAAAGGGCATTGAGGCGATATGCGGTTTTAAGGACGATCAGGGCGAACCCATGAACGAAAATGCGACAAGTTTTCTGGTCATGGTCCCCGTCGCTTTCATGAACGTTGCCCTGCAGGCGGTTGACACACCCCGGCAGGTAGCGGCCAGCCAGACCGCCTTAACCGCGTCCAAGAAAAAATTCACCATCGATGTTGAGGCAAATGTAAGACTTTCTGCATGGACGGACAGGTTTCCGGTATTCCGCACCGACGGCGCGGTTAAAGCCTTAATCCGGCAGGAAGAAACCGCCGTGCAGCTCAAGGTCAAAGGTGAAGGCAGTGAGTATGAGTTTGACAACGATGCCCATCAGTATGGCGTCGATACCTGGCGAAACGTTGGTTACGGGTACTGGCAAAATGCTTGTCTGGTAACACTGATATAGGATTAACGATAAGTTCTCTCGCATTACCTTTGCGTCTTTGCGCCTTTGCGAGAGAACAAAAGGAGTTGCCAAATGGAATATATCACAACAAACACAGTAGAACTTTTTACCGGCGAAATCGGTCTATCCGAAAAACAGGCAGCCGTTCGCACCGACAAATTAAAGAGGGTCCGAAAGGGCCTATATGAAATCATTAAGCCGGTGCAGTTCAAAGCCGGAGAAAAGATCAAACTGAGCAAGCTCCCTAAAGGTCTTGGGTACATACTGGAAGAAGCTGGAGCGAAAGCAAAAGCAGAGGCCAAAAAAAAGGCAGAGGTCGAGAAAGCAAAAGCGGAGGCCGAGAAAGCTGAAGCAGAGGCCGAGAAAGCTGAAGCAGAGGCCAGAAAAAACAAAGACAACGAAATAAAACAAAAGGTTCGCGGGTACCGCAACAAGGTTTAAACCCTGAACCCGAGAAAAAAATGGCTTTGATTGATTCGGACTTCACATTTTTTGGTGTTTCAGCTACCTATACGCCCGACGGCGGGAGCCCTGCGTCGGTAACGGTTGTCATTACAGAGAATTTTGACAGCGAGGAAGAAAGCGGTCTGGTCAGACACGAGGCCGAGATCTCGGTCCGCATATCAGATGTAGCCGCAAGACCCGACTACAGAGACACCTTTGTCGTTACAGACGGAGAGGGAAACAACCAGACATGGACAATCGTTGACGATGGTGTGAGGGAAAACAGATCTTTCCGGGACTTTGGCGGCGAATGGATCTGCAAGGTCTCAAGAGATGAAAGGCCCATCATATGAAAGCGGCAAAACTTGTTTGGAAAAATTTCAAGTCCATACACGACAGCCTGGATAAGTACGACAAAAAACGCTTAAAGAACGCCCGGACTGCCACAAAAGTCGAGGGCTTCAGATTGATGAGGCTCTTGAAAGAAGAAATCAAAGAAGGATCCCCGGGCGGCCGGAAGTTTGCACCGCTCACGGAAATAGCAAAAAGACTCGGCAGGGGCAGACTAAACAGAAATCCTCTTCAAAGGCTGGCCGTTGCGGTCAGATACAAAACAGGCTTTGAAGCGGGAAAAATGTTATTCCAGGTCGGTTTTGTTAATCCGACAAGGGGAAGACCCCTTTCAAGGTCCTGGCTCAAGATTGCAAAATTCCAGCAGGAGGGCGGGACCATTACCATGAGCGAAACCCTTCGAGCGACCCTTGCTTCAATGGGCGGCAGGATGAAAAGAAAATCCCGGAAACTTTTTCTTAAAAAAGAAACCCGGACATTTAAGGTGCCAAAAAGAGAAATAATCGATCCATTCTGGAATGCATACAGAAACAAGGCGCAAAGAAACATTATAAACAACTTTGAACGCAAAATGAAGGGCGAACGCATATGAATATCACAACCCTTCTTGACAAGATCAGGGATGACGCCGCAGATGATGCGGCCACAAAGACATGGTGTCAGTCCAATTACTCAAAGGATCACGACGTTTATATAGGCACCGATACCCGAAAACCGCCCGGCGCATCCGATTTTCCCCTGGTACATTTATTTCCCATAGGAAAAATTGGCGGTTACGAGCTGGAAGAACAGGATCACATTATCGGCGCAACTTGCGGAATAATTGACGATGATAAAGTCTCCGGAGGTAAATCCAACGTAGTTGAATACGAGGGTATACGCAACCTTGAGGCTTTTAGAAAACTAGTGGAGACGGCAATAAAAGGCGCCGCAGATTCTTTTGCCGCAATGACCATAAACGTATTAAATATCGAATATGAAACCATAGAGTTTTTCCCGGCATTTTTAGCAACAATGGAATTTAAGATCACAGGCGAATATTACCAGGGAGAAGACCCTTTTGATTAATAACAAATCCTTAGAGGAGAGAAACAATGAAACCACGAAAAATAATTGGACAAATCTCTTGCACTAAAAAAACAGGTTGCCTTCGCAACCTTAAAAAGGATGTCGAACCCGGCTGCATGGACTGCCCGGCGGCCGTAACAGATATTCTAAATATAGAAGGCAAGACAATATATACATACAAATCACCGCCGAAAAAAACCGGTAAAAGGATTTCAGGCAAGCAATATAAACAAATCTGAAATCTTAAATCTAAAATCTTAACTCTTAACAGGAGGAATAAAAAATGGCTTATAACACAACCCCGTTTCATGGAAAAGCGGTCCGTATCGAAAAAAATGACGTGGCCATGGAATACACCCAGGGATGGACATTGAATGTCACCTTGGACATGGCAGATGCTTCCAGGGCAGGTCAGGACTGGAAAGAAGCACTTCCGGGCCAGGCAGGCTGGTCAGGATCTATCAACGTACATTTTGTGGCAGGCAATACAGAACAATTCGCATTCTTCAACAACTTGATTACGGCAAATCCCGGCACCAAGCTGACAGATGTTAAGTTTTTGCTTGATACCGCGGTAAGGGCGTTCACCGGAAATATTTTTATCACAGGATTTTCCATGAACCCAACCATATCAGGTGTTGCGAGTGCAACTATTAGCTTTCAGGGCGACGGTGAGGTGACATTAACCGATTCAGCATAAATAA